AACAAATGCGTCAAAAGAAATTAACCAATGCGCCAGATGCTAAATAATTAGTTAATGACTGAATTGATTCAATAGCAATCTCAACACCATCCCTAATTAAGCCGCTTACTCCTGCGTTAGATATCGTTAAAAATAATGTATCCCATGTGTCGCCTAAATTAGAAATAGAGCCGTCTAATGTATCAGCTCTAACAGCCATAGCGCCAGCAAACTCATTTTCCCCAAGAGAAGTTAAATAACCCTCTATTGCACCTGCCTCTTTCTTTACTGTTTCAGTAACACCTCGGAAAGTAAATGAAACCTGGTCGCCTTGGACGCTTGATTTTATGCCGAATTCTTTTAGGCGCTCAAACTCGCCCACGGTTGCATCAGCAACAGCCTCCACCATTTGTGACAGGTCTTTGCCCATTGCGCTCGCTGTGTTTCCGTAGCTAGTTAATGCGGCCTGTGATGGGTTTAAGCCTAAATTTACTAACTGAGTAAATGCGTTAGTTGCCTGCGCTAAGTCGTAAGGTGTCTCAGCCGCAAACTTCTGTATAGCACCAAAAGCAACAGCCGCGTTTTTAGCCGATCCCGTTGCTGTAATTAGCTGAGAGTTTAAAATGTCGAATTCACGACCAACGTCAACTATTTTAGACATGCTAGCGAATGCAGCGACTACTGTGCCAACAACCCCAGCCAATTTAGCAAGACTTCTTCCTGCGCTCGCACCTTGATTAGACATATGATCTAGTCGTCTGCTTGCTCTGTCTATTTCAGCCGTATCTGCGCGAAATCCAATGTGGGCAAGATCCATAATTTTTCTCCGTATATTTTTTATACATTATAACACTATTTTGCGCGGTGATAAATTAGGCTATTGGAAAGTAAATTCTAATAGCTTTAAATGTATACATTGTATTTGTTTACTTTTTATCTCTTTAATATATAATAACTAAACATTGAAACATGAGGATTTAAAAATGAATTTAGTAATTAATAACACAGAAATAACAACAGACAAGGACGGGAGATACTCGCTTAATGATCTTCACAAAGCATCTGGCGGGTCAATAAAAGACCTTCCAAACAAGTTCATGGCTGGTAAATCATTTAATGAAATGGTTAGTATTTTAAATGCCGATAATCCGGCATTTTAGCCCAATAATAAAAAGAAAGGCCGGTATGGTGGTGGTACGTGGGTTTGCAAGGAATTGGTTTACAAGTACGCTATGTGGGTAAATGTTGATTTTGAGCTTAAAGTAATAAGAAAGTTTGATAGCATAGTAAATTCAATCAACCCTCCATCAACAATGAAAGCGCTCAATGATCTAACTTTAAAATTGAGTCTGACAAAGGGATCGCAAGTGAATGCGGCAAGGCTCTGAACAATTACAAAAAGTAAAAGAAAACCAGGAAATTTGGATTAAAAGCATAGAAGATGCGCAGCTATATTTATTCTCAAAGTGATCAATATACTAATAAAAAGCCGCTTTAATTAGCGGCTTAGTTTAATCTGTAAGTTTATCAAAAGCATCGTTTTCAGATTTCAACACGCGGGTCATTGCGTCTTTGCTATCCTGTATTTCTTCTTCTGTGTATTCACGCTCGTATGGCACTCTGCTGGACTTCTTGCCAACGTTTAAGTAACTGCAATAAAGCTTACTCATTGTAATTACTTGCTCTGATTCCCACGCTGTCAGCTCTGTTTGCGACAATCGAGAATAAGCGTCCAGCTCTTGCCAAGTAATACTAAAAGCGCCCATGCCTGTTCCTAAACATGGTCCAACATTGCGAAACACTGACACAATTAACGGGTCAGCATCTGGCAGTTTACAGATTGGATGTTTGTCGCCAAACTCCTCAGCCCGGCTTATATTTTTACGGTCATCTTGACTGGCGTTTAACCAACCAAGATGCATCGCGTAAATGCTAAGATTCTCACTTAGCTCTTGATAAAATTTACATCTGAATCTAGAAAGTTGATGGCCTGTACGCGCAACTCTTGGTATTTACCGAATAAGAATTTAATGTTCTCAGGCGTGCAATCCAATGCTTTACCCTCTGTATCAAACATATTCTCCCAAGAAGTAACTACTGCCATTAAGCGACTTACCTGTGATGCACTTGTCTCTTCAAAGAAATCGTCTGAGATATCCTCATCTTCTTTTTCCATGAGTCTTTTTGCTCTTGTTGCGATAGTCACGCAATGCAGCAATAGAATATTTTTTATGCTTATCAGAGCTAGCACCAAGCATGGTTACTGTAACCGGCTTTTTTGGGGTTTCTTTGTCTGCATCAATAAATGCAAGTTCGCCAGTGGGAACTTTAAAATGTAGTTTTGCGCCCTGCTCAGAGTTTTGCAACAGTATCGAATTGTGCCATAAAATTAGTAGTCATAATATAATGCCTTGTATTAAATCCAAAAATGAAAAGCGGTGGAAGTGGATTAAGCTCCCAGCTTGCCAGCCTTTACCGCAAAAGTGTTACTACTACGCAGCCGCCACATAAATAGGCTCGTAGTTAAGCTCGATAGACGTGTCCATCATAATGTTGCTAGATGCGTCGCCAGGGTTTCAGTGTACATTGACACAAACCCGCGCAGGTAACGAATAGCACCATTTGGGTATGTTAATTCAAACGCCATATCTTGACCCTTAAACGCTCCGTTTAATCCAGAGCGCATAATCACATGCCCTGCTTCTTCGTCAATATACAGCGCATTGATTGCCATTGAACCCCAATTAATAGCACCTTGAGATTTGCATTCTGTACCAGTTTTTAATGGTGTGTTGCTAGTTACAGCCGCAGTACCACCAAAAGCCGGCAATGATAAAGCCTCACCAATCTCGGTGTATGTTAAAGATGAAAACCCCGCTTCGTCTTGCGTAGCTGGCTCAGACGATGAAACGCTAAGATAAGCGCCAATTGAAGATGTTGCACATCCCATAGTTTGTACCTCTCATTTTAATTGAATTGATTTGTTTTACCTATTATACACAGGTTAAGTGTTGGACGCTAACACCACCAATTCCACGCTAATAATGGTTCTATCATGCGTATCATTTGACGGCCCTATTGAGCTATTTACGTTTGAAATCTTTACTTCTTGACTCGCTGTATTCGTAATAAATTGCGCTCTTGGAAACTCTGATTTTAAATCATTAGCTAATATCAACCCCTGAAATTTACCGCTATATTTTGGCGTGTAAATATCTATTTGATAGATGGGCCGCTGTTCATCAGTCGAGCGTTCGTTAATTCCAAGCGGGTCTGTATCGTTAGCTAAAAACGATTCTTGAAGGTATGTTTCTGTTGCTATCGGTTCAAACTTAAAGCTCTGAACAGCAAGCCGCAACCCTTTAATGTCAGTAAACGCCTTTAATTTATCAAGCAGCGCCTTGCTTGTTGTGAAATCATTAATCATTGATTAGCCCTAATGTTTTGATTTACTATTCTCGGCCAATTGCGAGCAGTTAACCGCACCATGCCATTAGCTGCTTGCTCTGAATGCCCAAACTCAAGGCGCAGCGCATAAGGCTGCGAGTTGGTATAATAAAATACTTGCCCCACCCTAAAGCCTTGCAACATTGCAGATAACGAGCCAACAGCATCCCGTCCAGGTGCAAATATATCTTCATCAATAGAGCCAACTGCGCCAATCCAACTCGCTTTAAACGCACCGCTTTTAACAGGGCTTTAAATTCCATCTCATTGCCAAGCTGAATAAATGACTGCTTAACAACACGCTCTTGCTTTGCTTCTGTAAGCCGCGCAAACCTGCGTAAATCACTGGCTAAACTCATTAGCGGCGCAACTGTAATTGACGGTAGACGTTAATATCATCAACGCTAGTAATAGCTTCAAAGTTAATTACTCGATATTCATCGGAGTTGATTGTGATAATCATATCTATTTCAGGCTGTGCTGTACTATCAAAAAACACATAGCTATCAGTAGATAAAACATTAGTTTCATCAACCTCAAATTTTTCATATTCTAAGAGCGGCGTAACCAATCCCGTAATAGTTACATCTTGCGTTGCGGCTGTGACATTACCGTATTCATCAACGCCGCTATCATTACCTTTTTTAACTAAGCTGCCAGCCTCACCAAAGAAGGTTATTAGTTCAACAGCTACAGCGTGGGCTTCCGTGTAATCAAAGCCTGCCATTATGTAACCACCAAGCGAGCACCGCTACTGAACGATAAATACTTGCTTAGCAATTTATCAATCAATGGAGAATCGCGCTTATAGTTTGACGTTGAGCCTTCAAAGTATTCTGTCTCAGTTTCGAGCTTGGCAAGTTTTTTAGACTCTGATTTAACAATGCCAGCTTGGCCAATTAAAGACGTATCAACTAACAGTAATCCTTTTAACTGCAATATTGCACCGTTAGCCGCTGCGCTTTTAATGTCTTTGTTAATCGCTACTAAGTCAGTCGGCAACGATAAAGACTGGCTTTCGTTTACTAATGTGCCACGAAAATTATAGTAAATATCAATAAAATCAATTGTGCATGTGATGATAGCAGCCTCTTTTGCTGCTGTATCGTATGCAGTTAAATCAGTACCTCGTAACGCTGCGTAATCATCTAAATAAGCCACACTAATATAAGCGTTAGCCGAATCTAGTCCTGTGCCATCTGCTACTATTAGTGCCATTATAACTCCTTGAGAGTCCATTTAAATGATGGCCCAGTTAACACTGCTCCGTTTACATTTATTGTAACAGGCAGAAAAGAAACGCCTACAGCACTAGCAAAAAACCAAATCTAATTAGCGCCCTATGCGGTAAACCAAAACCCTCAGATGCCTTTGTAACATATCTATCATTTGTTCCTCTGAGAATATCTTTCCTAGCTGAGTCTGCATTATCTTCCCACGGGCCGCCCTCTATCTTAGACTGTGAAAATATAGATAAAACCCTCTGGCTGTTGTTGTTGTTTTTAGTGTTATAGCTAAGAGTTCCTGATAAGTTTAGCGTGCGCCCTGATACGTTTCTCATTGCTTTTTCAGTAGCATCATATTCAAAAAAATCAAACGGATCTTCTTGTGTTATTGCTTGCAAATAGGTTGGCAATAAAGGATCGGTACTTATAGCTATCGTCTCGGAAGATGTAGCCATAAAAGAAGGATCTCGACCTCTGCCGACAACTAAAGTTCCGTTCATTTTGCTTCGCCTTCTTCGATGTAGTAAGTGCCACCCAGTGCGGGTACAAATTGAAGCCGTAATCCGCGAGTGTAATACTGGTATGGCCCTGGCACTAATGTTTCCATTTCGTTGTATACCAACCCATCCCACGCGGAGACAACTAAATCAGCAGTAGAAACCATGATCGCCCTTGTCTCTCTTAGCGCCCCGAATGATATCTGCTGTGTATCTGTATATCTTGCCATTTTGATTCCTTAAAAAAAGCGGCTTTTACACCGCCTTAATATTAATCAGATTTCTTTTTGCTAGGCTTTTTAACCACACTAACCACACCGGGAGCTTTATCTTTGCGAGATTTTAACTCTCGCAATTGCTCCGGTGTAATAAGTGAGCCGCCAATCAAACCATCTTTATTTAAAGACATAGCGGCCTCTTATCAATTTGTTACGTAAAATGAAATCGATACGTTTTCACGTTCAAAAACACGAGTCCAGTTGGCAGGCAAGGCACACTCAGCAACAGTAGGAGAATCGCCAGTAACAGTCGCTTCATTCCATTTGTAACCTTCAGGATGAATCAACCACTGCTTACGCTCGATTAATGTTTCAATACCTGCGCCATTTGCTGCAAGCTCATCAAACTCAACTGCGACAGGTCGCTTAGCTGCTGAATCGCCGTACCCGAATGCACCAGTTTTATACAGTACAGAAACGTTAACGAGATCCAGAAGTTGTTGCCAGCATAACAGGTAGCTTCTTGTCTTCAACAACTCGCAAGCCGTTGTAAGTTGGGATGCGCACGCCTGTCACTGAGTCTTGAATGAACTCAATCTGCTCACCAAGAATCATATCAACCATAACGTCAGGATGCACAGCGATTAACGCAAGCATAGAAGATGACTCGCCCATTGTTGCTCGTGCTCGTACAAATCCAGAGAATGTGAACTTGTTAGCTGCGACAGCGTTGTCACCATCTTGAGTAGACGCATCAAAATCATGTCACCATTACCAGCTTCGTTCTCTAAGAATACCCCGGTTGTAATACCCTGGATTCGAGCTTCAAAGCGATTTTCCCAATATTTACTTGTACGCGATTGAATCTGCACCATCGGATCTTCACTGCCCAAGACTTCGCCAACTAGGTTAGCCGTCTGCCACGCGTTGTTAATATGCACGTTACGAGCAACCATCTTACCAGTGCCGATTTTTTGAGGTGTAGCAAACACGCTGGGGTCATCGCCTGAAATATTCTCAGATGCGTAGGCCAAATCTTTCCAATACGGGATTGATGTAATATCACCCTCACCGGCTGCTCGTGCTGTTAGCAATGCGTTTGTTACCGCAACACCAGAAGCGACATAGGCGTTCATGTCTGGGTGGTCTTCTTGCACGTATGATGCGTAAACAATCAGGGTCGGAATTGTACGTCACTTAGTCTTACTGTAGCCATTTTAGTTACCTCTTTTATTAGTTTAAATTGCTGCTTTAAATGCGGCTGGGTCTCGGTTCTTAAATGCAAGACGCTCAGTGCTGTTCATGTCTTTTGGTGCTTTCTGACTGGCACTGCCATCCGTCGAGCCGTTTGCGTTTCCGCCACCTGTTGTCGTAACAACTGGCTTTAATACTGCTTTAAACAACGAGCTCTTAAAAAGAAACTCAGTGTAAAAACTTTCTTCACTTAGCGAAGAGGCACTACCGTCTTCGTTTAAAAATGTTTCTTGTCGCGTTTTTGGATCAATGTGTATAAAATCTTTTACTAGTCGCTTGAATGCTGCACGACCGCTATCACTTGCTTTCAATGCTAAACGTTCAATTATTGTATTCTTTTTTTCACCAGCCATTGAGTTTTGGATTTCTTCTAACTCGCCGCGTGACTCTGTAATCCGTCGAGCTTCATCGTCTAACTTTTCGCGCTCAAGGCGTAACTGCTCTTTGCCGTCGCCTTTTTCGATTGCTTTTGCAAGTGCGGCTCCGATTGCGTCTGTAATCTCTTGAGCTTTTGTGGTCTCTGCGAGTTTAGCCGCTGTCTCACCTGCTTTTAATTTGTATCTAAGTCATTAGCTGTCTGCTTAACTTTCATCATGCCAGCGTGTTTGTATACGCCATCTACCTCTGTGTAATCTTCTTTCAAAAACTCAGGTACTTGTTCAAACTGTTCTGCTGTTAAATCTGCCATTGCATATTATCCATTTATTAATAGTACGACTATCGTTTTATATTTACTACTAATAGGCAAAGTGTGCAAACTAGTAGTATTTAATAGGCTTAAACTATTGTTGGAGCTTGATTTGCTAAGTCATTTAATAGCTCGTCAACCTCTCCAATATCCCATCCGCCTTGCACTAGCAATTCTAAATAAACTTTCTTAGTAAGTAGGCCAGCACTAACACCCTCGCGCAACTCTTTGACCTCTTCGACCGATAATTTACTAACCGCAAACTGACGATTCATTTTGATAACGATATCTTCTGGCATTGATTGCGCTTGTTCGATTGTATAGATACCTTCAAACAATCCACAATATGCAATAACGCGAGCCATTGACTCTTCTATTGATGAGACCATCGGTTCAAAGTGTGTTATTTTGTTGTTCACCTTCCGCAACTATCTCGGTCGCTGTTCGCTGGACTGCTCCGTCTGTTTTAAACGTGCCGCCCTCCGCCTTAACAAGCTTCTCGTTTCTATCAAAGAATTCTTGAAATTGTTTAAGACTTAGCGATGATTCAACTAACTCAACTTTCATGTCAATACTTGGTAAAAAGTTAGGCGTGAACACTCCGCTTGCTAAATAGCTTCGGCCATTAACCTCTTTAAAAGTGTCATAATTTGCTGAGTCCATGCCGAAAACGTTCATCGTTGGCAATAAAGCATAAAGCCCTTCTTTATATACTGCGCTTACTCGATAGCGGGACAATGCTAGGTTAGATATTGCAGTCAAATACCCAGCTTTTAACGGCATGTAGCCGCCTTGTATTTCTGTATCAACAACAATCTCAACAGGTATAAATTGCATATTAACGTTATTTATTTTAACGTAATTCTTCTCACCCTCTGAACTGCCACCCATTTCTGATTCGACTATCTTTTGCTGATAATAACCCTGCTCATCAATGCCAAGCTTTAGATAAGCCGTGGTATTTTTACGAGTCATGCTTTCCTGGTCCAACTTGCTACTAATCTCACGCAATAAAATATACGTTAATTGCATGGCCCCGTTTACCCGCTCAAAATCCCAATCAATGACATTCTCACGCGAGTATTGTTTAATCGTTGCGCGTGGGTTTAGCTGCTCTAAATCGGCGATTGATACGTCATTACTTTGCAGCTCAGACAGACCTTGGTAATCAGCTAACAGCACATGCCACTTGACTTGCAGTAAGTTTTCAGCAGTCGAGGTTATTGCGCCATTAATGGACAATCCGTCATTGTCTGAGTTATTGCGCAAATATTCCAGCTTTTCTGGCAGCTCTATATATGTATCTGAGACTTTCATCTTTCCTAACAAAGTGGACATAGTAGTTTGCGTAAAGTCATCAAAGTCAGCGTCAGCAACGTACTTGTTATAGCGCTCTACAGCCTCAGCGCTTGCAGTGTCAACACTAGATGGATGAAGG